TAAGTTCCCGCTTATCGTCCTGTTCTGTCCGGTTACAGAAAAAAGAGATAGTCCTGATTACTATTCCAAGGTTTCACTGAATATCCTTATAGCATGTTCGTCAACAAAGTGCTGGAGTAATGAACGACGTCTATGCGCTTCATTCATCAATATTCTAAGACCAATATATGACAGACTGATTGAGGTAATTAGAAATGATGTGCGGTTTGATATTGAATATGACAATATTATTCCGCATGATTATTCCGAAAACTATTCTTATGGCAGATACGGAGCCTATACGGAATCCGGAGAGGAAGTGAGCGAGCCTATTGATGCCATCAATATTCGCTCTATGGAATTAATAATTAAAAATCAAAGTTGTAGATAAATGAAAACAAGAAGTTGTGAATCATCTCAGATGAATACTGGAGGATCTGCATGTAAGATTGATTGGGGCAAGGTTAAGGGAATCATTCTTGTTGAGCATGGAATTAAACTTCCTGAGAATCTGACTGCCGAGAAAATGGCAGAGTTGTGTCATGCTGATCGTCCGGATAGAATATATCCTATATCTCCTGTGTGCGAATATGCCAAGGGTGGAGGTGAAGTACAGACAAGCGCTGTAGGATATGGTCCGAATCAGTATAACGGTCTTAATGCCCAGACAGATACCTTTACCTTGCAGAGGTTTGATGAGATGCTGAATGCCCAGCTGTTGAAATGTGCAGACAAGGAATGGGATGCATATTATTGGGACAGCAACATGATGCTGATTGGGTACAACGACGGAACTGATGTACTTGCCGGAATCCCAATGTCTACAGTATATCCTGCTTCTACGCCATTTTCCACGAGCAGTGCGAAGTCAACAATGACTGTTAATCTGTGTCATATGGATGCTGAAGACAGCCAGATGAACTTTGACTATTACAAATTAGACTTCAATCCGACAAATGCAGTTAAAGGTCTTACTGAAGTCATACTTGTGGAAAAGGAAAGTGGTAAGTACCAGATCGTAGAAACTATCGGAGGATATGACAGAACTCCTGACCTTGGCAGCGTAATAGCTGAAGCTGCATCTACTGTTATGGACGGTACCACGTCTGCATCCTATAAAAACGGAATGATAACCGTTGTTGCCGGTGAGGGAGAAATCGGATTGAAATCTCCTTCTGTGCTTTACGAAAACGATATCAAGTGGGTTGAGTGTGTTAAAGTTGTAAAGGCGTCTAAGGTATGAGAGTTGATAATGTAACATTCGTCGATGAGCAGGTGAAGAAATTGACCAAGGAAAAATTCATCGAAAAGCACCTTTCCGTAATATGGCAGGGAAAGAAGGAGTCAGACCGTAAGAAAGTCCTGTCTGATGTGTATGATAAGATTTGCGGCAAGTCTGATAATCAAATTAAGGCTGCCGAGTAAGTTATTAACCTATATCAAGCCGGGCGAAAGTCCGGCTTTAATTTTAAATGTATGGCTGATTTTGAAAAACTGGAGAATGCGATACACAGAATCGCATCCGGATTCGAAAAGTCATGTATGGATTGCCTGCAGGAAAATAGGATAGAAGTTGCAGATCTTGTAAGGGAACAGCTCTATTCCGGTCTTGACGGTAATACCAACAGTCTTAGACCGGGATATTCTGATGATCCGTATTTTCATGAAACTACATCAGTATGGCATAACAATCCTGACGGGTATATAGCATGGAAGAAGAAGATAACTCCTCCGATAGCCAGCCCGAGGCTTAATCTCCCTCCAAGACCTGTTGATGTACCTAATCTGTATATCACCGGTCCATTCCATGAGAGTATCCGTGCTTCTGTTGCAGGTGACACTCTTACGATTGATACTGTAGGATTCGTAGACGGTCCGGACATAGTAAGGAAATATGGTAAGGACATTCTGATGCTGGGTAAAGATGCAAGGGAGTATGTTGTGCTTCAATTACTCGAGCCTTATTTGAAACGGTTTGTAAAAAAATGTGGGTATAAATGATGGGATGCGGTTGCGAGAATAAGAAAATCATGTCTGACTATGAGCGTGTGGCCATGCTTGCAAAAAAAGCTGCCATGCTGGACGGATGTGTGTACGTTGTGTACAGGAAGAGTGACGGTACCTACTCGTTCGATAAGGAAGGTACCAAGGTGGATGGCGTTATTGTTGAATATAAACATTACTTGTGATGGGAAATTTGAAATTGAAGGATTTCGTCGATGAGGAATCATTGAAGAAGTTGCAGGAACTTAGGAGTACAATATCAGATGTAAGGCAGGATTACAAGGATGCTGCATCGGAACTTATCAAGGGACTTACTGTTGACGTCAAGGTAAAGGGAGATATTGACAAGTTGCAGGCCATATATAATACTCAGGCTAAGAACGTATCTTCCGCATCTGAAAAACTTACTGATGCATTCAGTCGTCAAGCAGAGGTCGCTGAACAACTGATGAAGAAAATCAAGGAGAAGGCAGATGCAGAAAAGCTGAGTACAAAAGAGGTAAAGGAATTGTCAAAGGCATCAGCAGAAGCATCCAAGGCAATGCAGCAGGCTGCTAAGGCTGAGGAAGCAATGAATAAGGCTCAGAAAGCTGCGAATACTACCAGAAAGGCTGCTGCCATGACCGAGGAGGAGCGCATACGTTTCATCAAGGAATCTTTGGAGTTGGCAGACAAGGAGGTGCATAGTATTGATGAAGCGAACGAAGCAAATAAGAGATTGCGTCAGGCTGTAAAGATGGTACGTGATACTGATGAAGATTATAAGAATACTCTTGGAAAACTTAATTCTACTATCGGTGTCAATACAGATTACGTTAAACGTAACAGTGACCGATATACTCAGCAGAAGATGGAAATCGGAAACTACAAGGAGAACATCAAAGCTGCATGGATGGAGATAGAGCGAGGAAACAGTTCCATGAAGAATATGGGTATCATCGCATCGAATGTCGGTAATATTTTAAGACGTAATTTTTCTAAAGACATAAGTAATGTAGGTGTTGGTGTCGCATCAATGGTAAAAGGATTTGTAGGAGCACAGGCTGTACTGACAGGTGTTCAGAAGTTAATATCATTGTTCAAGGGTGGAATACAGACATCTATTGAATTTGAAGCTGCTAACTCAAATCTTGCTGCAGTCCTTGGTACAACATCTGATAAGATTAAAGACTTGCAGAACGATGCCCGTGAGCTTGGAGCATCAACCAAATACACAGCAGCAGAAGCCACAAACTTACAGATAGAACTTGCTAAGTTAGGTTTCACAGCTCAGGAAATTAAAGACAGTACACAGTATATCTTACGGTTTGCTCAGGCTACTGGTGCAGAACTTCCTGATGCGGCTTCGTTGGCCGGAGCAGCTTTAAGAATGTTCGGTGCCTCAACAAAAGAGACCGAGCGTTACGTGTCCGCAATGGCTGTATCTACAAGTCGTAGTGCGTTGTCATTCTCTTACCTTGCGACAGCGATGCCTATTGTTGGCCCTGTAGCCAAATCATTTAACTTTACCATTGAAGACACGTTGGCGTTGTTAGGAAAGCTTTCTGATGCTGGATTTGATGCGTCAATGGCTGCGACAGCTACACGTAACATTCTGCTTAATCTTGCAGACAGTAACGGTAAGCTTGCAAAGACATTGGGTGAGCCTGTTAAGACGTTGCCAGACCTTGTAAATGGGCTTGTCAAGTTGAGGGATAACGGAGTTGACCTTAACACCACACTCGAACTTACGGATAAACGTAGCGTGTCCGCATTCAATGCGTTCCTTACGTCAGCTGATAAGATTGTCCCACTCAGAGAACAGATTACAGGAGTAGAGGGGGAGTTGCAGTCAATGGCAGATGTGATGTCTGACAATATGGCTGGGTCGTTGAAGTCTTTGTCATCCGCATGGGATGAACTTATGCTTACCATAAACGGAAGTAACGGATGGATGCGCAGCGTGGTTGACTGGGTTACTGGTATGGTACGTGGACTTTCCGCTTTACTTGCTTCTGTGGAAACAATCGAGACAAAAATGATGTCTGGATACGAGAAGTTATACATGAAAATCACAAAGAGTGCGGACATTATCGGGAAGTACGAGGCACAGATAGCTAGAGATACAGAGAAATACGTGAAGCAGGGAATGTCTGCAAAAGAGGCTGAGGAAAAAGCACGTGACATACAGCTTAAATCACTTGAGGAACGTATAAAGAAGGAAGAAGTGCTGATAGCTGATGCGGAAGCTAAGAAGAAAGAGATACAGGATAAGGAAACTTGGTATAATAAGGCATACCTTCATAAAATGGAGGATGGAAGCTATAAGACATATGCTGCTATGGAACTGCAACAGTCCGAAGCTATCGCAAAATCAAAGGCAATGATTTCAGTGTACAAATCGTTGTCGAGCGAGATAAAGAATGTGTCAGGTGCAAGTACGAATGGAGGTAATGGTGTAAAAATAGAGACAGATAAGGAGAAGGCTGCACGTTTGAAGATTGAAGCTGACTTGCAGAGGTCTCAGACTGCACTCATGGAAGAAGGACTGGAGAAGGAGCTGGCTGTTATACGTAATGGTTACCAGCAGAAGATTGATGCCGTAAAAGGTAATTCATCCGCAGAAATGGCATTGAGAAAATCGTTACTTCAAGAAATGAACAACGAATTGGCGAAGGCTTCTGAGGAGTATGAAAAGAATCGTGCAAGTATTGACCTTCAGAATCGTCTTGCTTTCGTTGAGGAAGGTAGTGAGGAAGAAATGTCCGTTCGTCTTGATATACTTGATAAGCAGAAGGAAGAAGAAATGAAGGCTGCTGAAAGTAATGGTGCCGACGTGAGCCTCATCGAAAAGAAATACATCAATGAAAAGCGTAAGATATATGAGGAATATGCTGCTGATTATGTTGATGAGATTTCTAAATCTGCCGCAGCCGAACAGGTTGTAAGGAATGCACAATATAATTCCGACCTGAAAGAGTTGGAAAAGCTGCATGCCAAGAAACTTGTTTCGGATGAGGAGTACGAGAAAAAGAAGGCTGATATAACCGAACGTTATTCATTAGAAACCGCTAAGGCTGCTGTTGAATCTATTGAAAAACAGCTTTCTGTTGAGAACATGAGCCAGGACGACCGGGAAAAACTTTCCGAACAGCTTCAGAAAGCAAAGGCTGATTTAGCGAATGCTGAAGCTGATGCTGAGATTGCTGCGATAAAACGTGTTCAGGATGAAGAGGAAAACTCATATAAGAAAAGGATGAAGAATGCCCAGCGTTGGATGGATGTTGCTGGTGAGGCAATCAGTAATATAGGCAATCTCATGTCTACTCTTTATGAAGGAGATATTGACAGGATTGAGAAAGAACAGGATGCCAACGAGGATGCATACAATGCGGATATCGAAAGAATTGAAGCTCTTGCTGAGAGTGGTGCAATATCTGAGGAAGAAGCCGAAGCCAGAAAGAGGGCTGCCGAGGATAAGACCTCAAAAAAGAATGAGGAACTGGAAAAGAGAAAAGTTGAATTGCAGCAGAAGCAGGCAAAGTGGGATAAGGCAGTACAGATTGCACAGACCGGTATCGCAACGGCACGTGGTATCATGGAGGCATGGCAACTTGGTCCTATCCTTGGTGCTGTCATGGCTGGTGTGGTTGCTGCTATGGGTGCAGTTCAGGTAGCTACCATCGCTGCGACTCCGATTCCTGCATATAAGGAGGGAACCAAGAACGGTGCTCATATTGGTGGGCTTGCAATTGTCGGGGATGGAGGTAAACAAGAAGTTGTCGTCTATGGTGGAAAACCGTGGATTACACCAGATACTCCTACTTTAGTAGATTTGCCTCGCGGTGCTGAAGTATACCCGGATGTTGATATGTTCAACTGGAATGATGTTGGAGGAAATATAACTCCTATGGCCTCTTCCGGTAACGCTCCTGTAATAGTGAATAATGACTATTCTGAATTAAAGAAAGAAATGCATGGCATTAGAAGTGATATTGGTAAAATAATGAAGCAGCAGCACAGGGATTATAACAATATGCAGTATCAGATATATAAGAGTAATAGACTATGATTGAGAATATAAGTGAAATATCGTTGAAGAACTTTATCGAACTGTTGTGCGGTAATTATTCCGTATTGTTGCAAGGTGAGGAGCTTCCATCGTCAGATCTCAAGAAAAAGGCATCGGACCTTATATACGACTACAGGAAAATAGTTAATCCATCTGGTGTAGAATCTTATTTGATGGATAGGGAAGAAGAGGTCAAAATAAAATCACGTCTGCTTGCATTGAGAATGTGCAAGGCATTATTGTCACTTGGAGATGTAGATTTTGTAATTCATTCCATGAAGGATATGGGATATGGGAATGTTGCTGCCGAAAAGGTAGGAAGTAAGATTGACAGGCATGTAGCCGAGTGTCTGTATATGCAAAAAAAACATGATGACAGATTGAAGAATAATCAAAATTCCAAACCTCAGAATATGCGTGAATCGTACGATGCTGAGATTGCATTTATAATGACATATTATAAAATGAATATTGATGTAAATGTTGTTTCTGCAGGTATTTACGCCAATATGGTCCGGCAGGCAGAACGTGAAATCAAACATAGAATGATGAAGCGCTGAATAATGTTATTTGCCCTGTAATATCAATACAGGGCATTTTTTTTGTGCCTTATCGAATTTTTGCAGCTTCCGTTAGTAAATGATTAAAATCACTAATCATTTATAATATGGAAAAGAGAAATTCTACATTTCTATTATCAGAAATAGAAAAAAAGTGTGACATTATTATTGATTTGCTTAATGATATTACAGCAAATCCAGACTTCCTTATCAGCCGTTTAAGAGATTGCACAGAAAGGCAAAAGAAATGTACTGAGAACAGACATGGAAAATTGTTAACCTTGAAAATTTCAGGCAACAATGGTGATGGGAATAAATGATATTGTTGCCGAAAACTACGGATGGATATTATCTCAGGCACGCAAGTATTGTACTAATCTGATGGATGCGGAAGATCTTGCAGGAGAGGTCATTTACAAATTGCTCGTGAATAAAGAAAAGTATGACTCATCTAAATCCTTTAAAGCCTGGTGCAGTACAATTCTACTGAATACTTATATTACTATATACAACCACAATAATCTTGTCGGATTTGTTTCGGTTGATAAAGGACAATATGCGATATCGGGTTATAGCACATCCAGTCAGGTATATGTCGATGAAGTGTATGCTGCATTGGAAAGTTGTAGGAATAAATCATGCGCGATTGATTGTGTTCGAAAATATTCTGAAGGATACAGCTATGATGAGATAAGCAGAATGTATTCCATACCTGTAGGTACTGTCAGAAGTCGTATTTCATTTGCTCGGGATATCCTTCGTAAAGAGTTGGGAATCAGATAAATGGTGAAGTTTCTGTTTGCAAAACTTGATATTATGGGCTATCTTTATAGTATAATAAAAAACTATAAGTCAAACCAATATAAAATTGCAATATGGAAACAAAAACTAATTTTCGTGCAAGAGTGATGAAATATGCGCATCAGATTCGTATATCAGGCAAAAAAACATGGAGTGAATCCCTGAAAATGGCATGGCAGGTATATTTTCTTTATAAGAGAATGCGTAAAGGAATGGTACAGTTTATATATCGGAAGGTTGACGGTTCTATTAGAGTCGCAACCGGTACAATGATGAATTATAACTCTACCAGCAGTAAAGGAATCACCAAGCCATCCTATAAGACTTTTGCCTATTATGATGTTGACAAGGGAGATATGAGATGCTTCAAGATTGAAAATCTTTTATTGGTTCTATAATGTAAT